GATTTGAGGAAGTTGCTAAACAGGCAGGTAATGCTAAGAAGCGTTTGGATGAGTCTGCTATCTGCGTAGTCAAGGTGACTGATGATGGGAAGTGGTTTGTCAAAGAGATTATTCATGGACGTTGGGATATCCGTGAAACTGCTTCTAAGATTCTGATGGCGATAAGAGATTACCGACCTGTTTCCGTTGGAATAGAGAGAGGGGCGTTAAAGAACGCTGTTTTGCCCTACTTGAGCGACCTTATGAGAAAGAATAACGTGTATGCTCATATCCAAGATTTGACCCATGGGAATAGAAAAAAAGCAGACCGAATCATCTGGGCATTGCAAGGAAGGTTTGAGCATGGCAGAATTGTGTTAAATTCTGAGGAAGACTGGGATGATTTCGTAGATCAACTGTTGTTGTTCCCCGCCCAAGGTGTCCATGATGACCTACCAGATGCCCTCAGTTATGTTGACCAACTTGCTGTTACTTCGTATATGGAGGATGATGACAGCGAGGATTGGGAGCCTTTAGACATTATTTCAGGGGTTTAGTTATGGCAGATGGACTATTTAATCCTTCTCGTTTGTATGAAGTGTTAAAGCAGTATGGTCTTTTGCCTAAACACGCTAACTATTCACCAGCAGGTGATGCACAAGGATTATTTTCCTCGGAACTAAACCGAGTTGTTGCTCCAGACGCAGCCTTAGTCGGAAGGGATCAATATCCTAGAGATGCAACAATGGCAACATTGGCACATGAGATGACTCATGCTGTTCAAAACAATCTGCTTCGTAATACCGCTATTGCTATTCAACAGAAAAAGCAAAAAGGTGAAAAACTTACAGATCAAGAGCAACAATACCTAAGAGCTTCTGAGCAAATCTTTTCTGACCAATTTGGCAATATTGGTAATTTTGATAGTAGAAAATACAGAAAAGATGCAGAATCCTATCAAAACATGGCAAAAGAATTTTATTCATCGCCATATGGCAGGAAAGAATTTGAGAGTTATAGACGCTCTCCTACTGAAGCGCAGGCATTTGGTGTTGGGAATATGTCTTATAAGTCTGACTTAAGTAGACCTGGGCAAAATCCTCACTTTGACCCTTCAATGGCTACTGAGTTTGACATCCTATTATCGATGTATCAAAATCTGCCAGAATCATTGAAGAGTTCGGCTGCTTCTGCTAAGAAGGCTCAAATAGAGAAAAATCGACAAAACTCTGACGATTACTATCTTCAAACTGCAAAAGATTTATTTAAAAATCCTTTTGAGCCGACTATAAAATAGCATAGAAAGTAACAATCATGGATGAGCAAATTTCTCGTTTTGACGAGCCTAGCGATTCAGATAAGGAACTGGTTTCCTTCGTTGTAGACCATTGTGACCGATGGAGAGACTATCGAGACACAAACTACCTATCTGATTGGCTAGAGTATGAGCGAATCTTCAATGGTGAGTGGGATGTCCAAGACCGCACCCGTGAGTCCGAGAGAAGCCGAATCGTCACCCCTGCTACCCAACAAGCCGTAGAAACCCGCCATGCCGAGATCATGGAGGCAATCTTTGGTCAAGGCGAATTCTTTGATATCCAAGACGATATCCGTGATGTCAACAATAATCCTTTGGATGTTGCTGCTATCAAGAATCAGCTCATGGAAGACTTTAAGATCGATAAGATTCGTAAATCTATTGATCAAATTGAGTTGTTGGCAGAAATTTATGGTACAGGTATTGGTGAGATTGTTGTCAAAACAGAGAAAGTCTTTGTTCCCGCCACACAACCGATTCCTGGTCAAACCCAAGCCGCTATTGGCGTGGTAGAAAAAGACCGCATTGCAGTAAAGATTGTTCCTGTTAACCCCCGTAACTTCCTATTTGACCCTAATGGAACATCCATTGATGACTGCATGGGTGTTGCGATTGAGAAGTATGTCTCTATCCACAAGGTCGTTAAAGGTCAAGAGGATGGAATCTATCGTAAGGTACAGATTGGTACTGACTCAATGGACACAGACCTTGAGCCAACCCAAGAGATTACCCAATACGAAGACGATAAAGTTAAGTTGTTGACTTACTATGGTCTTGTTCCTCGTGAATATTTAGACCAACTGGAAGCAGAAGATGGTGAAGTAGAGGATTTATTCCCTGAAGACACTACTCAGGACGAATATGCCGATCTGGTCGAAGCAATTGTGGTGATTGCCAATGATGGCGTTCTTCTCAAAGCCGAGAAGAATCCATACATGATGAAAGATCGCCCAATCCTTGCTTATCAGGACGATACAGTTCCTAATCGCTTGTTGGGTCGTGGTACTGTCGAGAAGGCTTACAACTCCCAAAAGGCTATTGATGCCCAAGTTCGTAGCCATTTAGACTCTTTGGCGCTTACTACTAGCCCAATGATGGCTATGGATGCCACCCGCCTCCCACGAGGTGCTAAGTTTGAGGTTAAACCAGGCAAGGCTATCCTGACAAACGGCAATCCCAATGAGATTTTGTTCCCCTTCAAGTTTGGCAATACTGATGGTTCTAACCTGACTACTGCCAAAGAGTTCGAGCGTATGCTTTTACAGGCTACTGGTACGCTTGATTCACAGGGAATGGTGTCTGCCGTGTCCCGAGATGCAGGTCAAGGCGGTATTTCGATGGCTGTAGCCTCGATCATCAAGAAGTACAAGCGCACATTGGTGAACTTCCAAGAGGATTTTATGATCCCGTTCATTACCAAATCTGCTTATCGCTTCATGCAGTTCGACCCAGAGCGTTATCCTACTGTGGACATGAAGTTTATTCCGACTGCCGCATTGGGAATCATCGCTAGAGAGCATGAACAACAACAGTTCATTGGTTTACTCCAAACTCTTGGCCCAAATACACCTGTTTTGCCAGTCATTCTCAAGGGAATCATTGGTAATTCATCGTTGTCAAACCGCTATGAGTTGGTTCAAATGCTCGACAAGATGGCTTCTGGCGATCCACAAGCCCAACAAGCTCAGCAAATGCAACAACAATTGGCTTTGCAATTGGCTCAAGCCCAGATTGCAGTCCAAACGACCCAAGCAGAGCAGAATAAGGCAGAGGCTCAGAAACTGTTAACAGAGGCTCAACTGATGCCTATTGAATTACAGGCTAAGAGTATGGCTGCCACCACTAAGAACCTACCGAATGAGGCAGATTTAGCTTCTCGTGAGTTTGACAAACGGGTCAAGATTGCAGATTTGATGCTTAAAGAAGCAGATATCAAGAATAAGGCTAAGATTGTTGAAAAACAGATGACTAAACAATGAATAAAGAACTTCAGACCTATTACGAAGAGAGATTCTCAATGATGGCTACCCAAGGGTGGCAAGATTTGATGGAAGATATTGACAAGATGATTGAGCCAATAAACAATATCTCAACAATTGTGGATGAAAAAGGTCTACAATTTCGTAAAGGTGAGTTATCAATACTTATTTGGCTGAAAAACTTAAAGCAAGTCAGCGAACAAGCATTTGAGGACTTAAATGAAAAGAATGTATGAATTCGCCTGTGAAAATGGGCATAAAACAGAGCGATTTGTTGATTATGAGACAACAAGTCTAGTATGTGAGTGTGGTGAGGAAACTCATCGCATTCTCTCAGCGCCAGCATTTAAATTGGAAGGATGGTCAGGCTCATTTCCTTCGGCTCACGCCAAGTTTGAGAAAAGCCATATTGACAAGTTAAAGGCTGAACGCAAAGCCAACTCATAAGCATTAGTGCCGAGTTGAATGTCCTACAACCGATTGACGGCAGGAAAAAGGAAAAAGTATGTTGATTGATGATGACAAAGAAGAGTTGGGTGAGTTAGAAGTCGAAGAGCAGAAGGCAGAGCAAAAGCCTGAACTTCCTGAAAAATACAGGGATAAAAGTTTAGACGAGATTGTGAAGATGCACCAAGAGGCTGAAAAGCTCATTGGTAAGCAAGCACAAGAGGTTGGCGAAGTCCGAAGACTTGCAGATGAACTCATCAAACAGAACCTTGTGTCTAAACAACAACAGACAAAGCAGGAAGAGCCTGAAGTAGATTTCTTTGAGAATCCACAGAAAGCAATTCAAAGGACTGTTGACAATCACCCTGACGTCCAAGCGGCTCGCCTAGCGACCCTTGAGATGAAAAAGGTGCAAGTTCAGCAAAGGTTGGCACAAGAGCATCCCGATTTTGGCGAAATCGCAAAAGATCAGGAATTTGCAAATTGGGTGAAGTCTAGCCCTGTTCGCTTAAAGCTCTTTCAAGAAGCCGATGCTGGATATGATTTTGACTCTGCCAATGAATTGATTACTACTTACAAGCAACTGCGTTCTGTAAGGAATAAGCAAGCAAGTGATGAGGGTGAGGCAACTCGCAAGCAGAACTTGAAGGCTATAGCAGTTGATGTTGGTGGTTCTGGTGAATCATCGAAGAAGATTTATCGAAGGGCTGACCTTATTCAGCTTCAATTGAAAGACCCTGAACGCTATGCCGCTTTGAGTGAGGAAATCATGCAAGCGTACATGGAAAAAAGGGTTCGTTAAACATCGTTTTTAGGAGATTTAATCATGGCATATCCAACCCCAGCGGTAACGACAACAACCGCAGCAACGTTCATTCCAGAGATTTGGAGTGATGAGATCGTAGCCGCATACAAGAAGAATCTTGTTCTGGCTAACATTGTTATGAAGATGAACTTCCGTGGTAAGAAAGGTGACACAGTTCACATTCCTGCACCCACTCGTGGTTCTGCTTCTGCCAAAGCCGCCTCTACTGCAGTAACTTTGATTGCTGCTACTGAGACTGAAGTTCAAGTGTTGATCAACAAGCACTATGAGTACTCACGTTTCATTGAGGACATCGTTGAAGCACAAGCCTTGAATAGCTTGCGTCAGTTCTATACTGCTGATGCTGGTTACGCTTTGGCTAAACAAGTAGATACAGACTTGATCCAATTGGGTCGTGCCTTCAATGGTGCTACTGTTGGTACAGATGACTACGCTACTGCTACATCTACAACAAAGGCTTACATTGGCTCTGATGGTACAACTGCTTATAACAGTTCTACTTCTAATGCCGCTGCTTTGACAGATGCTGCTATTCGCCGCACTATTCAGCGTTTGGACGACAACGACACTCCTATGGATGGTCGTTTCTTTATCATTCCTCCCTCAAGCCGCAACACATTGATGGGTCTTGCCCGTTATACAGAGCAGGCTTTTGTTGGTAATGGTAACGCCATCCGCAATGGTGAAATCGGTCAACTGTATGGTATCCCCGTGTTCACAACAAGCAATGCTGACTATGGTGCAGGTAACTCTGGCGCTGACCGCATCTGCTTGATGGGTCACAAGGACTCTATGGTTCTGGTTGAACAGCAAGGCGTTCGCTCACAGACTCAGTACAAACAAGAGTACTTGGCTACTCTGTTCACATCTGACACTCTGTATGGCGTAAAAGCCATGCGTACTGCCGCTACAACTGGTGCAGCTTTGTCTTCCAGCGCATTTGCGTTGGCAGTTCCAGCCTAATAGTTGCCACTTTCCCCTCATCCTAACGGGTGGGGGGATTTTTTCTTAATCTAGGAGGAATCTATTATGGCAACCGCATCATCGGTAACATCTCGTCGTGGAAATGACCAGTTCCGTGGTCTTTTTAGCGACACTTGGGCTGTAACAGCAACCTTGAACGCAGGTTCATTGGTTGATGGCGCAGGCGAGACAGATGACATCACAATCCCTGGCGTAGCCTTGGGTGATATGGTCATTGGCGCATCTTTGGGTGTGGATTTGGTTGGTTTGACAGTAACAGGTTATGTTTCTGCCGCTAACACAGTCAAATTCCGTGTTCAGAATGAGTCTGGCTCAACTGTTGACTTGGCTTCCACGACTCTCAAAATTGTCGTAGTTCGCATGGTCTAATAAAAGGGGGCTAATAACCCCCTTTTTAATGGAGAATCTTATGGCTACTTATCGTTGCTTGACTAGCGGTCAAACAGTTACTTTTACTTACCAACATGACATTGACTCCATGAAGGGTCATCAAGGTTATGTTAGGATTGACGAGGAAGAGACTGAGACAACTGAAAAGCCTTTGATCTTGCAACCTATAACGCCTGTTAAGAAGATTGGCAGACCAAAGAAAGTAGCAAATGTCTGAG